GGACGTCCAGAACGTTCTAAGTGCTCGCTGGTGTCTGGCAAAACACCAGGCTCACGAAGCGTGAGCTGAGTCAAGCACTTTAGAAGGGCGCCATACTCATCCAAAGAATCCTTTGGAGAGCGAGAAACTTCAACATACCCCTTAACGAAAGGAGCGTGAAGATTCTCGTCCAGTTTAACCTCTTGAGGATTCAACCCCAAGAAACTGAACCGCCCAATGACTGGTGATCTTTCTCCGACGGTGGGGAAGGGGATCATGGATCCCAACCAATCGTCGAGAAAGGCAGCACTTCTCCACATCCCAGCTTTATAAAGCTGGTTACGTGTCGAAGTGGTACCAATGATACCAGTCACGTCCTGCCGTGATGTAGGGAGCATATGACGTAGACGTGTAATTGTAACGTCATGACCGTCATAATACTCCTTACCGCAAGACTCCCGGAATTTGCCAGCCCAGAAGCTCTTGCTCAGATTCACTCGAAACCCAAAAGTTTCGAGCATCTGAACCACGGTAGACACGTAGTCTACGGGGATAATAATATCATCTCCGTAGACGCGCACCGAACCAGCAAAGGATTGGATATCCTTCCTGGTTATCGGTCGGGCGAGCGCCTCTTCAATCCCAAGGAAAATAACCGTCAAGAAGACGATACTTTCCATCGGGAAACAGAGGGCCGATCCCATAGACGCGAACTTGGCAAGACGAATCGTCTTGCCTCGTACATCAGCCTTCCGTGACCTGCAGGAGTCTACTCCAGCCAAAAGGTTGGGGAAGTTCTCCATAAGGATACGTACATGCTGATTCGAGACACGATCAGATGCTTCGCTCAAATCGAGCGTAGCAAGGTCCTTTTCACGGGAACCTTGGAGTGCCATTCGCTGATTAGGCGATTGACTCTGCCAACTGATGAACTTCCCAGGGCCGTTAGTCCTGAAAAGTTCTCGCTCAAAGCTACCGAGGATACCCTGCTGTACGAACATCATACAAGCAGGCTCGATGGCAATGATGCGAGGTGTCTTGAGCGTTTTAGGTACAGTAATGACCCTAACGGGTCGTTCCTGACCGGGGTCGAGAATACGCACTCCTGCGGTAGCCTGAATAGATTCCAGGCTACCACTCGCCGTGAGGTATTCCCAGTGCGGGAAGTTAACCTCCAGGCGATGGGTCCATTCTTGCATGATCCACTTAGCATTGCTGCTAAGGTGTTCAGCAGTAGACCCAGGTCCATGCCTTGGCACGATACGACCATAGAAGATATCCTCATCTATGGCTTGAAAAGTATCGCTCCAGAGCATGGCACCGATTCGTTTGTACCGGGGAATCATAGATATGAATCCCCTGGACGAATCAGTGGTGCGTACATCTTGCTCGCATTGAAGGTATCTATCGATCGCCAAATCGACTCTCCTGCGGGTGCAGTCGAGCGAAATCTTCGCACACATCAGAGTAATCTGACGTATCGCGAAGATGGCTTCGATAGATGGCTCTTCAAGAAGCCGACCTTCCGTCCGCGCGAAAATGAGCTCGAGGAAACCTCCGAATAAACGGGGGAGACCGCCTCTAAACCGGAAACCGGTAAAGAGATCACGAGCTACATAGCCTCGGTCTAGACTTTTTTGGAAGTCCTCGCCGAAGCTAGGTAAGGATATCGTCAAAAACGATATCCCTTCATTCTCAACGCGCGACTGGATCTCTTTTAGATCCAGACGGGTGCTTGTGCCACACAGGTTCTCGAGATCTTCGAGAACCCTTTGCAAGAACAGCATTAGGCTTTTCATGCCACCTCTCAATGAGAGTACAGCATCCTTAGCCATATGCCGCAGATCCTACCCACTAACCAAGTGGGTCCCGCTCGTTACCCTTGGTGATCCCTGGGATATGGATATGCTGGGCCCGTCTGAGGGTCCCGCAAGATTCACACCACATAGGATCATCTCCAAGGTCAGGATCAGAAATGATCCCAGCCTTGTAGAGGGCACGGTCTGTCTTGCGCCTTGCATGGTTGCGAAGGCGGTTTGACAGAATATCATCAGTACTGTCACCTCCTCTTTGAAAGAAGAAGGAGACAATACCCGCAATCACGTATATAATACGTGAATAAACGAGTATCGTACTGACGATGAGCGAGGTCAGTTTTCGCCACCCATAAGCTGGGTAAGGCGAGCGTTAGTCGTGGCCGTCAGATAGGTCAAAAGACCTGCTGAGTTGGTCACGCTATCCGCCAATGTGTAACCCACAACGGGCACATCGACAACAAGATAAGCACTCATAGAGTACCTATTGTTGACGGTGGCCTCGAAGGGGTCAGCCGCGATCTTATTCAGATCGAGGCGGATGGTGCGCCTGGTACGCTTTCCATAGGAATGCGCAACAGACAGTTTGGTGAGACCATCGGCACTTTGAAAAGAGCCTTTGTTCTCGCCAGAACTGATTCGCGGAAGCGAAACAGCACCTCCCACAACAGTAACTGACTGCGGATCTGCAAACGACATGGCACTGTCCTTGACTTGAGTTACCCCCTACTGGATGTAGAGGGGTGACCTATAAACGGGTTCAAGGTTTATAGGTCCAGAAGCTTAAAGTGATTAATCATCCACTCTAAGCTTCTTGGGACTCCGAGTCATACCCAGAGACCCAAGGATTGACCACTGACGAGCAGATAGCCCGTTGAGGTCAACCCCGAAACCGTAGGGCGTGGCCCGAAATCTCTCCTTTCGTACAGTGATGTACGAAGCAGAGGGGCTCACAGGATCTATAGGCTGGGTGGTATACCCAGTATATAGATTGTGAATCGTTACGTCATGGATGATGGTTTGAGTAACCATCAAATATCCGTAACGAAGCACGAGGCTGTCCTTCTGGAAAGCAGTGAAATTCTTGATAGAATTTCCGATCTGCGATTTCCAGTCGATCAGCCAGGACCATGGAGCTAGTTGCCAAAGGAGACTTGGGGTTAATTCCAAGCCGAGAAGGTGGTTAGCCTTCTCTTCGAACTCTTTAAGTGCCGCAAGACGACCACCGTGGTCGCCAGGCACAAAATAAGAGTACGCTCCTTTGTAGTAGACAGAGGTTTTCTGAACCTTTGTCTCAACTACCTCCGAGCCAGGACCCGGATGGAATATGAACTTCGTCTGGTCTGGAGCACTAGGAAGTGCCCAGCCCTTAGAAGTATCAATTCCAGGAGGGGACAACATGCATCCTGAAACTGAGAAAGACGAAGTCTTTCCCAGGGATGTAGTTGTCACCGAATCCGGGAACGTCATGCGTCTCCGAACAAGTCGTCCGGAGTCACGGTAGTACTGCCTAGTGATCTTTGAAGCATTCACTAGGGCATGTAGGGTGGATCGAAAGTCGCCAATAAATGGCAACCAATCGAACTGAACCGAGAGGTTACCATACGCTAATGAACGTATGGTATGCCAAATCGAGTCCAGTGCCCCAATTCCAGCTTTTGGAATTGTAGGCAATCCATCCGCCAAGATTTCATAGAAACCTTGGCCTGCCGTAGACGCAGGGTTTGTCGGTGCCGTAGCTGCGATAGCAGCTGGGCCATACTTATTAACCAAGGCAGAAGCCGAGGTAATAGGTAGCCACTGAGTCTGAGTTACCGCTGGTAACGGAATCAGTGGACCAACATATGTCGTACCTCCAACAGTACTACGTCGTATGCGATGATGCGAAAGCACCAAATCATACTTAGTAGTATCGAAGGTATGACCCGTATCCCATGAAGACTGGTTGGACCCATCAACATTCTCAATGGATTTGAGAAAGTTGAGTGTCCCACCCTCAATCGAAGGAGCCTGATTAAAGGCATCCTCCACAAGAGAGTCTTCAATAGGTACGCCCCTACCAGTTCGATAACTGGTAGTGACCTGGCTTGGAACAGCTGTGTAACCACTAGGCACCACCCCATCAGAAAAGTACAGATATTCTGAACCTTTCTGGATGAGGGGTGGGAATGACGGTCCCTTATTAAGGAACTGCCATCCTCGCGCTTGTCCGAACGAATCCGGATTATAGCGCCTAGACGTTGTTACATAACTG